GACATCCCACTCGCCGCGATCTACGGCCGCGAGGGATCGGTTGAACGCTGTGTCTTTGACGACCTCCGGGATGGTGCCTTCGGCGGACGGGGAGTCGAAGAGCGCGGCGTAGCCCTCGAACGACATACCGGTCGAATCAACGGCGCGGAGCTCTACCTTGGCGGTTCGGAACTCTAGACCCATGTCCACCTCTACGCTATGAGCCGCCAGTTCCGAGTCGGCCTCCTGGATGATACGCATAGCCCACGCCTCTCCGGCATCTCCTCCCCATAGACCCCACGCGATGCGACCCGCCGATGGGAATCCATCCTCTCCCCGGTTGAAGCCTTCCGCCTCTTTGTCCACCGTGTGCCGGGCGAAATAGGAGGACATCCGGACGACGGTGTCGTAGGGGAGACGCTTGCCCGAGGAGATGTCCCGAGCCCGAGCCACGCCGACGAGGGTGCCGCCTCGATTGAACTCGCGCCGCCACTCCAGAGCTTGATCCGCCTCCGCCTTCATCTCCTCGTTCGGCTCGTAGCCGTCGGGGTTGATCGCCCGGTGTTCGCTACGGTCGGCCACTTACAAGTCCACGGTGAAGTCGTAGATGTCTAGATCTCTGGTTCCCGTGTTCACGATTGCGAAGAGGATGTCCCCGTCGGTGATCGTAAAGTCCCAAGGAGTTCCGCCCGTCTTCAACCGGAAGCCGTTCGTCCATGAGACATCGGAATCTCCGATCACGATCTCGCCTCCCGCGTGATTGGCGAGTGTGAGGACTCGGGTGGTCTGGGCGGCCGCTGTGCCAATGGGTACGGCGGCCGTGCCGACCGAGATCCGGCGAGCTACGAATCGGCTCACAACTTAGAGATCCGACGAGCCTCGGCGGGCTCCATACCCGCCGCGATGAGAGCGGCATAGATGTCCGCCTTCTGTCGGGTTGAGGTGATCGAGGCGTCCGCCTCGTTGAGTGGGAGGCGAAGGTTGCCCGCGCCTGGGTCTTCGACCGGAGCCATGTCCTCGATACGCCTCACCTCGGCGACCGTCTCAAAGCCGGCGGAGAGCCCGATGCGGTGAGCCTCGTACCTTTCGCGAAGGTTGCCTCGGACGAGGGCGTCCAAGGACAGCTTGACGAACGCCTCCGGGAGCGGGATGAGGGTGGAGAGTGCGCGCTCGATCTTCTCCACGAGAGGGCGGAGGGTGTACGAGACGAACATCGAGTTGAGCTCGGAGACAGAGGCGAAGGACATCGCGCCCGGTGTGGTCATCGCCAAGAGGGCGGGCGGCACTCGGAAGATACGGGCGACCTCGGCCACTCCGAACTCTCGGGAGGCGAGGAGTTGGGCGTCTTCCGGTCGGAAGGAGAGAGCCTTCCACGAAGCTCCGCCCTGGAGGACGCCAACCTTGTGGGCGTTGCCACCGGTGTGGGCGGCATCCCACGAGGACTTCAAGTTGGTCATCTGTTCTTTGGTGAGGACGTTCGGGGTCTCAATGATTCCCGACGGCGTGCTCGCGTTGGCGAAGAAGGAGGAGGCGGACTCGTCGAGCGTGAGCCCAAGACCAAGGGTTCGACGGAGGCTCTCCAACGGGTTGATCCCGCGCTCGGCTCCCGGCATCTGGATCAAGGGGATGTGGAGGATCGCCTCGGGGCCGAACTCTAGCTTGTCCAACTTGGCGTTGGTCTGGACGGTGTAGACGACCCGCCCATTGCGGCGTTCAATGGACACGGCGTTGGGGTTGAGGACACGAACCTCCAAGGGCTCAAGGGTGTCGGGGTCTTTGGGCGCGTAGACGAAGGCGTTCCCAGATAGATAAAGTGAGACGGTAATCTGGGAGAGGACGTTCTGGATGGAGAGGCTCGGGTCGCCGACGCTCGGGGTAAGGAGCCACACCGGCTTGGAACCACCTGGGCGGTACGGGCGACGCTGTCCGTTGTCCCGGTAGTAGGCATCCACCGGGAGGGTCGAGACTACGTCGCTCAAGAGGTTCACGCATGACCAGGCGGCCGCTAGTCCGAGGACACTCTTCTCGTCTACACGAGGAGCTCCGAAGAAGGGCACGCGATCAAAGGCTTGAGGGTTGAGCCCAAGACCACCGAGAACCCGCTCCTCTGGAGACCCTAGAAGTACCCGTCGGATGATGCTCACTTCTTACCCCTTGCGTATCCGGTGGCGATAAGGACGACCCCGATGAGCCCGACGATAATCGCCGGGTGAACGAGATACGCCGCGAACAATACCATCGCGATCCCCGCGAGCTCCAAGATGTTGGACATCATAAGGTCGTGAACTCCACACTCTGGACGGGCTTGTCCGCCTCGCCGGCATAGTAGCGCGCTCGGTCGAGTGCCATCACCGCGCACACCGCGAGGTCGATCTTGCGCGGGCTCCCTCGGTGCTCCTTCACGATGCGCGGCCCGAACCTGTCCGTCTTCACGGCGGAGTTGGCGAGGTGCCGAGTGAGAGCCGCCTCTAGGACGGCATCCCCGCCGTGGTGGATCTCCTCTTGCCCGACCGCCTCGTAGAACTTCTGGCACGCCGCCACCATCCGGCTCGGACTCTGTGGGTAGAGCACGACCGGCACGCCCTCCTTCTCCAGGTTCTCTAGGCTCCGAGCCCAACGGAACCCGTCCGCCGCGAGCTCCTGGACGGCGTAGCCCTTGAGGCGGATGAGGTCAAGGATGTCTTGTTCCACCTTGCCAATGTCCACCCGCCACTTGGGGTCGTCGATTGGACGCTCGTAGAGGAGGAGCGGCTCGATGTGCCCGTCGAGCGTGGCGGCCACCACCGCCGTCGAGTCCCCGTCAAAGGAGCCGTCGAACGCAAGGACACAGGGCTCGCCCGGTTGGATCTTCCGGTCGGTGGCGAGGCGTTCCCAAGCTCCGGTCGGGAGCCACGAGGTAGCCGTCGAGACCCACCGGTTCAACCTCTTGGTCTGGAAGGAGGAGGGCTCGATCGTCCGCACGGCGGCGGCGAAGTCCTCGGGATCTAAGAAGTCCCCGAAGGCGGGGTTGGCCGCCGCCCACGCCTCGGGTGAATCCCAGGCAAGAGCCTCGGGTGCGTGCCAATACTTGAAGAAGAACGCGGCATCCTTGACCTCGCCCGACTCCACTCGAGTCCCGTATTGCCAGAGCTTGAAGGCGAGGGAGTCCTGTCCCCGTGCGTCGGTCTTCGCCCCGGCGGTAGTGATCGCCAAGACGAGGGGCTCCTTCCGGGCACCCGATCCGAGGTTCACGGCGTTCCACAACTTGTCGTCGGGTTGGACATGGAGCTCATCAAAGACCACGAGGCTCGGGTTCGTACCCTCGGCACGGGAGCCGTCCGAGGAGAGCACTCGAAGGACGGAGCCGGTCTCTGGGTACTCGATCACGTCTCTCATGACGTGGAGCTTCTTGGAGAGCACGGGGTCAAGTTCAACCATGCGCGAGCACTCGCGGAAGACGATGCGGGCCTGTTGCCTGTCCCCGGCGCACAGGAGCACCTCGGCACCTACCTCTTGGAAGAGACCGAAGAGGGCGATCCCGGCGGCGAGCGTGGACTTGGCGTTCTTGCGTGGGAGCATCACCAAGGCGCGGCGGATCTTGCGTCGGCCGTTCTCGTCTACGGCGAAGATGCCGTCAAGGATCTCTTGTTGCCACGGGCGGAGCTCTATGAGTTGCCCCGCCGAGTCGCCCTTGGATAGGCGACAGAAGGACGAGATGAACTCCCCGACGATACCCCCGTCGGTGCTAGGCGCGGCGGGCGGCGCGGATGATCGCGTCGAGTTTCGCGGTCGCGGTGTTCGCTTGTTCGCCAATCTCCGACCTCAATCCTACCCTCGCCGCCGGCGTGAGCCCAAGCTCGCGGGCGTACTTCTTCACCGAGTCGGCGTTGTCTCGGACAATCTGGTGGAGCGGGTTCTTCACGAAGTTCCCGTCCCGACCCTTGAGGAGCGGCCCCGTCTTGGCGAGCATCTCCTCCGCCTCGCGGTATCGAACGAACGCCTCCGAGTATAGGCGGAGGATGTCCTTGTCCGCCAATGTGAGGACACCGGTCGAACCGAGAGCCTGGACAACACGCTCCCAGACAAGCCTCGCCTCGGGTCTCATGTCGGCGGGTGCGGTGAGTGGGCCGACCATCGGCGTCGGTTCGCCGTGTCCGATGACGCTCGGGCGCGTCTCGCCGGCGAGGAGCTTGAGTCTCGTGGGCTTGGGTGCGGGGCCGCGTGTTCCCATGGCTACCTCTTGGGCGTGAACTCATCCCCACAGGATGGGCACTTCACCATCTTGGGCGGAGACGACTCGAACGGAGCCACGGCTCCAAGGATGCCCGCCTCGTCGGCGACTTGTGCGAGGAGTTGTTGGATCGCCGCCTCGCCGGTTCCGATCCCATCCAAGAGCTCCTTGAGCCGATCCTTGTCGGCGAAGCCAAGGTCTCCGAGTGGGTCAAAGGTGGCAAGGATGAGACGCTCTTCGTCAAGGGAGAGCTCAACATAGGACACAGGGACGGAGGGCTCCTCTCGTCCCATCGCAAGTTCAACGCGGAGGTGACCGTCTACCAGGTGCCCGGTGGTGCGGTTCACGATCACCGGGGCGACGAACCCGATCTCGTCAAGAACGGCCGACAGAGCCTCGCGTTGGGCGCGTGGGTGGGCGCGATAGTTCTCTGGGTTGGCGAGAAGCTGTTCGGGCGACTCCTCGCCCGTGCCCACGATTCGGTTCTTCCAACTACTCATCGAGCGATCCTACCCCACCGAACCGGAACAACCCACCGAACTCGATAAACCTCTCCGCCCGTGCGCGGGCT